TGAAGCTGTGATAGGATTACTTATGTTTGTAAACGGAGAGATCAAAGAGGCACGTTTGCAAAGTTCAATGGCTGAGTGCCTTCGCGGGAAGCGTACGGCTGAGAGACAGTATTCAGAGTCTGTATCCTACAAATGCTGGAAGGGTAATGCAGAATTAGAGGACAATATTGACGGTAGTAAAAGTATTAAAAAATTAATAATAGAATGATAAGAATACTTAAAAAATTACTAGGATTTGATATATTAGAAAAACGTATAAGAATTTTAGAAAGAAAAAATTACTGGAGAGAAAAATATAAACATGGCTTATCTGAACGCAAACATACCTCCAATATATTGTAAAGTTAGAAAAGAATATTTATATGACATGGACGAAAAATATAAAAAACAAAGTAGTGACTGTGTTGTCTTTGGTCTTACTTCCATTTCAGGTCGTGCTTTATTATTTAACATTATGCTTCCGAATGGTGCCTGTTATTGGAGATTGCCTATCTCAGCATTTTTTCAAAAAGAGTTTGAAAGATTTCAAGTTCCTGACATGTCAGTGCAGGAATTGGAATTGTGGAATTGTTTTAGTTATTGGCCTAGTGTTCATTGTTTTGATTGGTTGGATGGTTTAAATGGCAAATATATGGGTATTGATAAAAAATTTCATCATGGAAAATATTTATTTACAATTGACTGGGCTAGTCCAGATACTAATATCTTGGACACTGAACATTCTGAAATACCTCAAGAGCATAAGTGTGCACACATATTGGCTCTTAATAACGGCAATTATGCAGGTCAGCCTAATAATCGTCTTTTGTGGCACGTTAATAGCTATACTACTGATAACAGCTGGCCTGACTATAAAGTCCAAACTACATACTGGGATGCGGAAGATACAAACATGGTAACAGAAGATTCAAATAATATGTTTTATAAAATGGAAGAAAAAAACTTTGCAGAAGATGCAAGTTTTGAAAACAATGGAGGAAAAATAGAATAATAGTTATTGTGAAATATACACTGCATAAAAATTTTTTAGACAAAGAACTTTTTGATCTTATACAAAGAGAGGTTATACAAGAAGAATTTCCTTGGTATTACAAACCAATAAATGAAATAAGAAAAGGTTATTTCTCACATTCTTATTATAATAATTGTGTTGTTAATAGTGATCTTTATACTAGACATATATTACCTATTTTAAATAAGTTAAAAGCTGTTGCAGTCATACAAATAAGAGCCAATATGTTTATTAGTGAGTTTTATAAGGGTGAACGATCAAAATGGCATACAGATTATCCTTTTAAATGCACCACAAGTATATTATATTTAAATACCTGTGATGGGGGAACAGAGATAAGTGTAGATGGAAAAACAATATTCATAAAACAGGAGGCTAACACTATGTTAATCTTCGATAGTGATGTCCCACATAGAGGCACACCAACAAAAAATGATGACACTAGATATCTGATCAACTTCAACTATTTTAAACCAGATGAATTTAACACGTAATTTTACACTTTCAGAATTAATCAAATCAGATACCGCTATACGTAAAGGTATCAACAACAATCCTAACGCAGAGCAAATAGAAAAATTAAAAGCGTTATGTGAAAACATCCTACAGCCAGTGCGAGACCACTTCGGCAGAGTCAAGGTGACTAGCGGATTTCGTAGCGTAGAATTATGTCTTGCTATTGGTAGTTCAGCAAATTCACAACACGCCAAAGCCGAGGCCGCAGACTTCGAATGTCCAGGTGTAGATAATGCCGAATTGGCTGACTGGATTCACAAGAATCTCTCTTACGATCAACTCATACTTGAATTTTATACTCCAGGTGAACCTAATAGTGGATGGATACACTGTAGCTGGATAGAGGGAACACCAAGGGCTTCCTTTTTACATGCATTCAAATCAGAGGGCAAAACAAAATATAAGCCCATATTAGGTAAGGCAAAAGACTTACTTTGATGGATATTTTAAAAATAGAAGAACCAATTTTGGTCAATAAAGTTTTACATGAAAATGATAATCTAGCACTTTTAAATTATCTTTTTACTCACAAAAAATTTGCCGTAGCAGTTAATAATGTAAGATTAGGAGCTAGATTTGAAAAAGCTTTATTAGATAATGTTCAGCATGCTGGATTTGTCTGTAATACCTACGGAGATGAAGATAAAGAATTTTCTTTTAGTGACCCTTTAAACATTTATGCGTTTGTTATCGTAAATCAATTAAGTAAAAATTTAGGTTTTGAATACGAAAAAATAGACAGAGTTAATTATAATTATTATTGTCGAAATCAATATGCAACAGATCATACAGATTCTTCCGAAAAAAATGAAATATCAATTGTTTATAATCCTCACACTACAGATGGAGGAACAAAAATATTAGACAAAAAATACCCAGATATTGGTGGTCAAGCTAAAATTTTTAAAAGTAATTGGTTACATAGTTCGTATTCAAATATTAAAGATAAGGGTAGAGTATCGTTAAATATTAAATTTAAAATATAATGCCAAAAAGAAACCTTATAGCAAAAAAGCTAAGGTCTTCTAAATTTAGTCAAAAAGTGGTACAATCAGGCAAGTTGTACAATCGTAAAAAGGAGAACTATGCCACTAACAAAAAAAGGCAAGAAAATTATGAAAGCCATGAAGAGTGAATATGGCAAAAAAGAGGGTGAAAAAGTTTTCTATGCTTCAAAAAATAAAGGAAAAATAAAAGGAGTAGAAAAGGCTGCCATGGGAAGAGCCATGTTTAGACAAACTACTTCAAAAGCTCCTGGCGATGCACAAATGAGAGTAAAAGAACCTTATGTGGGCAGCTATATAAAATCTGAAATCGATGGAACTAAAATTTCAAATAAGAGTTATGAAAAATATTATGGTTCTTTATTAAAAGGATTTAAAAGATAATGGCAACATCAGGAACTACATCGTTTAATTTAAACATTGATGATATTATTCAAGAAGGTTATCAAAGGTGTGCAATCACTACAACATCTGGTTATGATTTAAAATCTGCTCGAAGAAGTTTAGATTTATTATTCGCTGAATGGGGTAATCGTGGTATTCATCTTTGGAAAGTAGAATTAAATGAAAATGCTATGGTATCAGGACAAGCTGAATATTCTGTTGCATCAGATGTCAGTGATGTTTTAGAGGCTTTTGTTTCATCTACAGCAACTGCCAGCGATAATGCAAATACACAAGACATATCTTTAACTAAAATTGATAGATCTGCATATGCTGCTTTACCAAACAAACTTGCAACTGGTCAACCATCACAATATTATGTTGAAAGAAAAACAACTCCTAAAATTTATTTATATCAAGCACCTGATCTAAACACATACACAACATTAAAATATTATGTCATAAAAAGAATTGAAGATGCTGGCATTTATACAAATGATGCAGATGTTGTTTATAGATTTTTACCATGCATGTGTGCAGGTTTAGCTTATTACTTATCAATGAAAGTTGCACCACAGATGGTTCAACAAAATAAATTAATTTATGAAGATGAATTGAAAAGAGCTTTAGATGAAGATGGTCAAAGAACATCTGTTTATCTTTCACCTCAATCATTTTATCCGAGTGGAGTATAAATATGTCAAAATTTGCAACTGGAAAAAATGCTTTAGCAATATCTGATAGATCAGGTCAGGCTTTTCCTTATAATGAAATGGTAAAAGAATGGAACGGATCTCTTGTACATATATCAGAGTTTGAACCTAAACACCCACAAATTAGAAGAAGACAAGCAGTAAGTGATGCAATAGCTTTACAAAATGCAAGACCACAAAGATTTCAACAACCGACAAATAGAAGTGGTGTTCAAGCTGATTCTGGGGGAACTACTGTGGCTGTAGCAAATTTAACTTTACCAGGTGCTTTTGCCTTCAAAACACAAGGGACTTCTGCTATGATACCTGCAGATCCATCTTTACAAAATAGAAGAAGAGAACTTATTTCAATAATGGGTACAGTGGAGGTTAATATATCATAATGGCAGTTACACACGCAGCATTTTTAACACAAGTAAGAAACTACACTGAGGTTGATAGTAATGTTTTATCAGATTCAATCATACAAGATTTTATAAGGAATGTAGAATTAGATGTAGCAGGAAAAGTAGATTATGATGATTTAAGAAAATACGCTACTTCAAATTTTACAGCAGGTAACAGAGCAGTATCAATGCCTTCTGATTTATTAATTTTAAGATCTGTTGAGCGAGTTGACTCTAGTGGTAATAGAGAATTTTTAGAAAAAAGAGACACAAGTTTTATTACTGAGTTTAATGGAACAGGCACGCAGGGAACACCTAAATATTATGCTAATTATGACGACTTTAATATTATTGTAGCTCCCACACCTGCTGCAGCTGACACTGTTCAAATAAATTATATTAAAGACGCACCAAATTTTACTTCAACAAACAACACTTTTTTATCAACATATCAGGAATCTATGCTTTTACATGGAGTCTTAACTGAAGCTTTTAGATTTTTAAAAGGACCCCAGGATATGTACAAACTATATTTTGATAAGTATAATGAAGAATTACAGAATTTTGCCCTACAACAAATGGGTAGAAGAAGACGTGGGGAGTATGATGATGGAGTACCAAGAGTAAAAGTACAATCACCTGCTCCAAACACAACATATTAAGGAGAACAATTATGGCTATAACAACAAACGCAATTTGTGATTCTTTTAAAAAAGAATTACTACAAGCAAAACATGACTTCGATACGTCATCTGACACTTATAAGTTAGCGATGTTTACAAACTCAGCAACTTTAGGGAAATCAACTACAAACTATACAACTGGAAATGAAGTTTCATCTCCAACTGGAGGTTATTCAGCTGGTGGTAAAGCTTTAGTAAATCAAGGTGTAAAAGTTTCATCATCGGTGGCTATCACTGATTTTGCTGACTTATCTTTTGTGGGTGTAACTCTTACTGCAAGAGGCGCATTAATTTACAATACGACAACTGATGGTGGTTCAAACACAACTGATGCTGTAGCTGTTTTAGATTTTGGTGGTGACAAAACTGCAACATCTGGAACTTTCACAATACAGTTTCCTGCGTTCACAACATCGGCTGCTATATTGAGATTAGCTTAATTTAAAGGAGGAGCCTCGTGGCTGACATAACAGTTTTAGTACAGTCGCCAGGCTCCGAATATTGGGGCCAATCCACTTGGGGTTCAAATGACTGGGGTGGATCTGGACTCTCATTAACTACATCTCAAGGATCAGTAACAACCACTGCAAACGCAACAGTAGAAGTTACTGGAATTCAATTAGCATCTTCTATAGGCACAACTGTTGGTGGCACTTCGGTACTAATCGAAAATCCTGGACCTGTAACAATGTCAGCAGGAGTTGGAAGTGCTACGATAGGAATTGGTGTACCAGTAGGAAGTGTATCTGCCTCGTTTAGCATTGGCACTGCTACTGTAGATGAATCACAATTAACAGGTATTGGTTGGGGTAGAAGAGCTTGGGGTAATTTAGCTTGGGGTGAGGCTTTCTCGGTACTTGCAACAGGACAAACTTTAACTTCAACAATTGGAACTGCTATTGGTAAAACTGATGTAGCAGTTTCAGTTACAAGTGCGGGACAACTTACTTCTACTTTTGGTAGTTTCTCATTAAAAATTGATCAAGACATAACTGTTTTTGCAGCTGAAGATCAACTTGATTTTACAATAGGATCATTAAGTTTTGATGCAAATGCAGACGTAGACGTTACTAGTGCGGGATCTTTAACTGGCTCAGTTGGTTCAACGGTAGCTGGTCTAAAAACTCCTGTAGATGTCACTGGTATTGCAGCCACATTTACATTAGGCACTTTTTCATTAGTTCAATCTACGACTGAGCCTGTAACAGGCCAACAAGCTACACTGTCATTAGGTCAACACGCAGAAATACCTGGACAAATAATAGGTGTTTCTGGCTTATCTATGACAAGTTCTGTTGGGTCTGTAACAGCGACTGGAACAGCGGGTATTGACGTTTCTGGTATACAGATGACAGCTTCTGTCGGAAATGTTAATATTACTGCGTGGCAGGAAGTAGATTTAGGAGTGACTAATAACTGGACGGTGGTTGATTTAGCTGCGTGATTAGGGTAAAATTATAATTATTTAGGAGATAAAATTTATGACATCTAGTTATTCAAGTGATTTGAAACTCGAACTTATGGTAACTGGCGAAAACGCTGGAACATGGGGTGATAAAACAAATACAAATTTAAATTTAGTTCAACAGGCGATAGCAGGTTTTGAACAAGTAACTCTTTCTTCTGGATCGACTACAGCTTTAGTTATGTCAGATGGTGCTTTATCAAACGCAAGAAATCTTGTAATAAAATTTGCAACAATAACTGCGGGTGCATCAACAATTTGCACCATACCAGATTCGATTGAAAAATTTTATATTTTTGATGTCACTGCTGTAACTAATCCAACGAATCTTACAATTAAAACTGCATCAGGAACTGGGTTCACACCAGACGCACAAAAAATTTATGCAGCATATTCTGATGGCACTAATCTGAATGAAGTATCTCTAGATACTTTAGGTGGAACAATCGGGACAGCACAAGTTGCTGATGATGCAATTACAAACGCAAAAATTGCGGACGATGCGATTAGGGCTGCTCAACTTTCAAATAACGCAGTTGTCACTGCTGCTATAAATAATGATGCTGTAACACAAGATAAAATAGCAGACGATGCAGTAGGAGCTGATCAATTAATAGATACTTCTGTAAGTGCTGGAAGTTATACGACTGCAAATATCACTGTTGATGCTCAAGGGAGATTAACGGCAGCATCGTCAGGTGCTGGAGGAGATGGTTCATATTTTCCAAGAAAAATAACTGGAAGTATAGGACCTGCAAGTGGAAACATAAGTACACCGGCTAACGCTAGTAAATTTTACGCATTCGGTTACGGAGGCGGAGGCGGAGGTGGAGGCTCTGTAAGAGCCTCTAATAAAAGAGGTGGAAACGGAGGCACAGGTGGATTCGGATTTTTTAATGGAAGTGTTACAGGGTCTACATCGTATGCATTTAGTGTAGGTGGGGGCGGAAATGGTGGATCTGGAAACAATATGGATGCAAATGGTGGAACAGGAAACGCAGGTGGTGCAACAAGTGTGACTGGTTTATTAACAGCTAACGGAGGAAATGGCGGAGCTGGAGCTCCGAGGTTAGGAAGCTCAAATGGAAGTGCTGGAAATTC